TACTCCACCAGCTCCTACTCTACCATTTGATTCTGTGCTATATCTTTCGTCTGCCATTAGTAATCTCTATCTGCTGCTCGTTCTTGAAGTTCTCTATCTGCGTCTTCATCTCCACCTGCAGCTAGTTCAATTAAATCTTGTTGTGTCAACCCATCATATCTTTCTTCTGTGCTTTTTGGAGCCTTTTCTAAAACATCACTTGTGGTATCTTCGTTTGTTGTATCTTCATTACCTGTAATTTTATATAGACTCGGTATAACGATTTGTCCACCTACCATATTTTGAGTAAATCCTCTATCTTGTGGATTGATGTCAAACTCTAATACATTTTGGTCTTTTGAATCAAACTTTATCAAACCACCATTGTCATCGTTTATTGGTTGATATTCTATCATAGCATTCATTTCTTTGAAGTCACTTAGATATTCATCATTTCTAACTTGTGGGTCTGTTGAAATTCTTAATTCTGATTTGTCTGGTGATGATTCAGCTATGACATATTTTTGGTCTCTAATAAATACTTCAATAGGTTCATTGTTTGACTTTTCTTCATCGGAAGTTTTTTGAAAGTATCTTGTTTCTCCATTGATTAGTTTTCTTTCTACATCACCTGTAAATATTTTTCCTTTCTCATCAACAAAAATTGTTCTTGGTCTTCCGGCTAACCTTCTTAAAAATTTGTAAGTTACTTTATAATCACCTCGACGAAAACCTAAACTTCTTAAGTGTTGTCCAATATTTAAATCAACAAATGTTCCGTCTTCAGTAAATCCTACTTCATCTAAAGACATTATCTTTGTTACAAGTAATACATCACTCATATCATACACGTGTAATGCTATGTAGTCATTGGTAAAATCTCTACCAAAACTACTATACACCTTACTCGGTTGATAATAATTTTGTTTTTCTTTATCTGTAAATCCGTATTCTAAAGCCATTGTTATCCTTAATCAAGTTTCTTATCTACTATGTATGGGAATCCAAGTTTCAACCATATTTCTTGTCCGATTAGTGTTCTATATAAATGGTCTTCGACTATTTCGTCATAACGAAAATTCCTTAAATCTTTTTTAACTTCTTTAAATCTTTTACCACTAATTCCTCTTACTTCTCTTTTTTTATTTAGTCTAAAATCTTCCCAACCATCAGCGTTTTTACCTTTGTTTAGTTTAGCTGTTACCAATCCCATCAGAGTACCACCATATGCTTTACCTATGTATCTATCGTATTCAGTTTTAAAAAATTCAGTAAGTTTTTCGTGTAATCTGTCGGTTGAAATATCTGGTGTGTTTTCTTCTTTGAAATGTTCATTAACGAATTGAATTAAATAATCTCTTACGGTTGCTTGAAATTCAACTTGTTCAGTAGAAATTTGTTCTTCGGTTGTTGTATCGCTATCGGTGACTTCTTCACCTTGTTGACTATCATCAAAAAAGAAACTAAAACTATTATCAAGTTCTCCTACAAAAAATTGTTGTTTATTTTCTAAACGAACTTGTTGAAAGTCTTCTTCCAATGATACTCCATCAACACGACTTTCAAATGATTGTAATACTCCACTTGAATCTCTTAGTGGTTGTTTGGCATCAACGACTGAACCTGATATGTTTAGTGATTTTTTTAAATCTTCAATTTCATTTTGATATTCTAAAACATCACCTGATAATACATTATCATATAGTTCTGATTTCTTTTTTGCTTCACTTGGTAAATAAGGCATTTTATCTCACCACTCTAAATTCATAGTCATCATCATAGAAATTTATTTGTTCATCAGTAGTATTACTACCACTAATTACCTTGATACAAAATCTATAATTTCTTTCTGCTTGTAGTCCGTCCATTTGTATGTTAAAGAAATTACCTGTTGAATCACAACTAATTTTTGAACCTGTACCGAATGGAATTATTTCTTCTTCTGTTTCTGCGTCTCTAACTGAATAGAAAGCAGATGCACTTGGTAAATATTTTACATCTAATTCTGCAGGTGTTGTAGCAAAAGCTGTTGTTGGATATAATTCTCTACCAACTATTCTTAATTTAACTTTTGTGTTTTCTTTGTATTCTGGTCTTATGTTTTTAAAATACACTTTTAATCTTTCTAAGTCTGTTGATGTTAATGGTGATAAACTACCTGTTGACCAAACTGAATCGTCCCACACTGCTTCTAATTTAGGTGGATAGATTGTGTGTGTTTCTCTACCAAAAAACTTTAAATTTCCTAATCGAGTTGAATCACCTTCTTGACCTGAATCGAAATCAAAACTTGCTGTTGCAGGATTGTTTCCATAAGAACCACTATCTTCTCTTTTTATGATAAAGCCGTTGTTCGGGTAAACTGAACTTGAGTATATAAAGTTATTAACCATATCTGTAACATCTGCTCTAATATCTTTTTTATCAAATGTGATATCAAATGAAGAACTGATTCCATACTCTTGATTAGCATCAACACTAGCTGTAAACCAAGTACCACCTTCAGTTAATACTGAACCTGTAATCCAAGGTGTCTTAGCATCGTGGTCTCTATATTGATAACTTACTCCGTCTGATGTGACTGGATTATGGTCAAGTTTTCCTGTTCCTTGTTTCCAACTACCACTAACCATATAAATGTGAAGTGGTTGTTCTGCTTCAACTTCTTCAGAAGTTGCGTCATATAAATTTAAGAAGAACTTTGTTGTTGCTGGCATTAGACCACTTTGAATTGATTCTGAAATATATGTTAAGTCAAAATCAATCAATACTCTCGATACATTACCTACTGTACCATTATTGTTTACAACTTTATTTATTTCTAATATTTCATCTAATCCAGTATTTCTTGAAGCTGTTGTTCCACCTGAATAGATTGTAGCGTCTCTTTTTCCAAATTCAAAATAATGCATTATTTATCTCCCAATACTCTACCCTCGATATCTGTATCGGGGAATTTTAGTTCAAATATACTTGGGTCTAATGATGGATATATAACTCCGTCTTTTGATGCGGAATCTATATCGTAAACATTAGGACTATAAGTATCTCCACTATTAGAAGTGTTTTTGTTTTCAATAACAATTAAATTCTTTTGTGGGTTATTTGTTTCTGGTGGAACTATCGAAACAACTCCGTCCACTAATGAAATCTGATATGCTAAATCACTCAAAACAATTGGTTGATTGATTTGCCACTTTTCTGTTGCAAAGAAGTTCTTTACTTGTTGTATCGCTCTAAACAACACATCATTTTTATTAAATCCTCTACGAGTTATAATGTTAAACTTAACACCAATGTTTATAACATATGCGTCTTTAAGATTAATCGCATCCGTTAATACTCGATATTGTGAAAGATATAATTTTAAGTTTTCTTTTACTGCTTGATTTACTTGAGTTAATTTTTTATCTCCTGTATATCCTAACAAATACATATTTAATGCTAACGGATTAGGTATTGTTGAAATATTACCTACTCTTTTTACTTCTCCATCGATAACTTCTAATTGTCCGTTTTCCTCTAATTGTTCATCTTGGACAATGTATGCTTTTGCTATATTACCATATTTTTGTGGTAGTGAATAAACTCTCGTGATGTAGTCTGCTCTTGTTACTGCTCTGTTTTGTGCATTAAAGTATGCTGCAGCATTTTCTTTTATTTCTGTTAATGTTTCTTGACTTGCACCACCTGATGAAGGTTCTTCGTTAAATACTGCTAATGTTGCATTTGATGTATTTTGTGTGTCACTATTTAAACCTGTCGTACTATTAGTATATGTTTTTCTATTAAATCTATTGATAGCATTAGAAGGAACATTGTCCTCAACTGAACCACCAAAATTATAAACTACAGTGAGTGTTGTGTTACTTGGTGCTAATCCAAATGTTTGTGTTTTTAAGAAATTAGTTGGGTCATAGGATTCATCTAATCTTGATATACCTGTTCCTAATGATGAACCAACATTGTCTGGACTTGGTATCAACTCTTCATCAGGGTCTGAACTAATTCCACTACCAAATCGTATTTCCATTTTGTTATCATCACGAACATAAGTTGTAAATCTTCTTGGTGTTTTGATTAACTTTAATAAGTAAGGAGCGTCGTTTTGATATTGTGATAACGCTGGGTCATTGAGTATTGTATTTTCTTCTGATTCAAATACAGTATCTTGTGCTAAGAAAGGAACTTCATAGTATTTATTATTTTGACTATCCGTCACCGACACAATCTCTGTTACTTTATCATTTGATAAAACTATCTTGTCAAACTTTTTAGCTGTTGTAAATGCAAATGTTTCAGTCTTTCTTGTTCCTGATTTTGCTAATACCTTTTTAGTTAACCTATAATTCGTTGGAATATTACCTGAAGCTGGTTGTAATACTTCTACTTCCATTGGGTCTAATGAACTTGATACTTTAAAATTAACATCATCCATCAAAGTAAACTCTGTTCCGTTTGCTGACATAACAGTAGAATCAGCTGACACAATACCAGCGTAATCTAAGTCTGCTTTAAAGTTACCACCACCTAAATTTTTTGCAGGAACATCAACTTGCATTGTAAGTTTTACAGTTGATGGTGCTGCTAATTTTGGTTTATATCCATATGATTGTGCAATCGCTAATACATTTTTTCTTTCTTCTGCAAATTGTAGAAGTGTTTCTCTGAATTGATTGTCAACATAATAATTTAATACATCACCAACATAAGCTGCCATTTCAACAAACATCATACCTGGTGATGCTTCATTAAAATCATTGTATGTATTTGGGAAATAAGTTTTTGCAAACTCAATAAGATTTTGTCTTATATCACGAAAATCTCTACCGAGATAGTTCACCTCTTTCTTTACTAATTTTTTATTTGTTCCGTAGTCTACTTGCCTCGGCATTTTTATTCTCCAATATTAAAATTAAATGTTATTGTATCAAATGAATCTGGCTCTAATGATACTGAGAAGTCTATTGATACATCAACTTGGTTACCTTGTTGAAACATATTTATTTCGTTAATGATAACATATGGTAACCAATTAGATACTGCTTCTCTAATGGCTTCATCTATATCGTTCTCAACATCAGGACCTTGATTGAAAACAACATCCATTAGTGTTGAACCAAACTCTGGTTGCATAACTCTTTCACCTAAAGAAGTTAATAGTAAATTTCTCATATTAGATTTTGCTTGGTCAAGTATAGTTTTTGTTTTGTAAAAAAACCCTTCTTGACTATGGTCTAATGGAAATCTAACTCCAATAAAGACATCTTCATTTCTATCTTTTTCTCTTACGCTTGCCATTATGGTCTAAAGTTACCATCCTTTTTCTTATTAATTGCTTTCATCAAACCAGAATAATCACGAGTCAATGCATTCTGTACATCTTCAGGAACTTGGTCTACTGATACACCTGCTTTCTTGATTGAGTCAACTGCTGCCATTTCTCTCGCTCTTTCTTTATTTTGTCCCATACCTAAATCACCATAACCTAAGACATCTGCCATATTGTCAGAACCTAATATCCCACCGCCCAATGTTGGATACTCATCAGTTTGTCCTGATGAACCCAATGGTTTGGTGTTGTTCAATACTTCATTCAACGCTTTGTCTTTTGTGTATTGTTTTTTAGATTTTTTCTTAATTACCTTTTTAGGTGTTGGTTTAGAAATCGTTTCTGATAATTTGATTTCTTCTTTATCATTAATAAATATCTCTGTCATCTGTTTTTTGACTTCTTTACGGACGACTAATTCGATTATTTTTATTAATTCATTTTTCTTCATTACTACTCCTATTTAGTTATAAATTCATTCCTTCTTTAATTAAATCTGCTATTATTCCCATTGAAGACAACTTTTGTGCGTCTTGTTCTTTTTGTTGAGAAAAAGTTAATAGTTCTCTAACTTGTGGTGAACCACCAAAGTCAAGATATCTTTTTACATCCTCAGTATCTGCACCATCTGCAATTACAT